CGTAGAAAAACTTGACATATATCTCCTATTTTAACTTAACTAAGCTGCTTTATCAACCTCAGTCCAAACATTGTTTACACCAGGGTTAATTTCAGCCCACGCAGTTACATTAACTTGACCTAAAGTTGCTGTCAACCCTATACCACTAGGTTCTACTTTTGCAGTACCAGTGGCGATCGTAGATCCAATAGCAGGGGTTAGTGATAACCCTGAAACTCCTATGATTTGACCTGGTATTTCTACTGGCGTTCCTATAGATAATGCAAGGGCTTGACTTTGAGTTATGGTTTCAACAGTTGATTGTTGTAAACTAATAGATCCTAATGTTAGAGATGCTGCAATTCCTGTAACAGGAACTTCTAATTTTAATCCAGCTACAGTATTTCCAACAGAACCTGTTAGTAAACCTGCTGTTGCAGGAGACTCTACTGTTGTTTGACTTAAACTTTGTGAACCTTGTGATAGAGTCATTGCGTCTTCGCCAACAAAGACGAAAACACTTGAATCTATTTGTATAGAATTTAAACCTTGAGTTATTGTTAAAAGATCTAAACCTGAAACAGAAACAGAAACATCAATACTTGGGCTTGCGCTTCCGATGCTTAAAGAGGCAGCTTGTCCAGTGGCTTTAACTGAGTAAGTATCACCCCAAACTCTATTACCCCAGCCACCTCGGCCCCAACCTATTTCAACTAGACCTTCTGCTGTGACTGAACCTAAACTTGAAGTTAATCCTTGACCTTGTGCGAACACATCGCCTGTAATCCCCCAAGCTCCTGTATTCCAAGCTGGTCTTCCCCAACCTTCACCTGCACCAGCAAAACCTGCTGGGGCTATGGATGTTGTTGCTGAGACTCCTGTAACTTGAACAGATGTACTTGAAGTATCACCCCAAACACCTTGGTTCCAGGTTAAAGCTCCCCATGTATTAGCCATGAAGAACTCCTAACGGAGAACCCGCTATGTAAAACAAATTAGTAATGTTTGCCACAGCAGGCACCTCCTTTTAAATTATGCGATTCTTAATATTGCTGCGCTCGTTGTAAATGCTGGAAACTGAATAGTAAAAGTTCCTGCAGTTGCAGTTTTATCACCGCCAAAATCTAATACTGCTACTCCTGGATCACCTGTAGCAGTGTCATTATAAATTAACGCGCCTCTTGCAGTCAAAGTTACTCCAACGAAAGACAAGTCAGCAAAATCTGTTATTGCCGTATTTGTTGCTAAAGACGTTCCTGTATTCACAAGTGCTTTACCACCCGAAGAGTATCCACCTGAAGGTGAAGACACCTGTCCGCCAGTAGTAAAAGATGTTGTCGATTTTCCTAATGCAGCCGAGTTAGTATACATTGCTAACTTGAATGTATTACCACCTGGGTTGCTAAAGTTATGTGTAGCTTCCAAAAGTTCTTTTTTGAAAGAATTACAAATTGCGTTAGTAGTTATTGCCATGTTATCTCCTATATTATGGTGATGGAGATTCCACTTTCAATCTTGGTACTCCATCTGTAAATTCGCCTCTTCTTCTTCTGCCCATTTGTTGAACAGCAAAAGCTTGCATACTTTCATCATACCTTTGTCTGTAGAGGTTGTAAAGATCAGCGGGTCCTTTTAAGAAACCATAACATTCTACTAAAACACCATATAATAACAATGCCTCTTGATTAGTAGATAAAAAAGTATTTGTTGAGCTATCAAAATGAGGTGGATCTTTTATGTAATTAATCTGCACAGTAGCAGCCGTAGCTGGATTAGGAGCTACAAGAATAACTGCACCAGTTTGAACATTGTCCTCCCAATTAGCGTAATACTTTGGAGTTCCTTGTGCCTCACTTGGATTAAACTCTGAAATAAAACTAGTATCTCTTTTTTCTAAAAAAACTCTAGTGCCTCCATCTATTACTTGCACTGATCTTAAAATTAATAAATCAGAAGGTAAGGACACATAACGATTACCTATTGTAAAATTTGAAGTTGCATATTTTCTTAAATCATCATAATCAACTTTTCCTGCTATGTCTAATTCAGTATTTCTAATAAACTGATCTAAAATTGTATCTGATAAAACATTACTATCTACTTCAGTGTAGTTTCTTACTTGTGTTAAAAAATTTGTATGTGTTATAGCCATTATGAGATACTCACTGTTATGTTT